ATTTGATTACATTCAGGACATATTCTTTGATATTTTTTTTCCATAATTACTGAGTAGTAGGGACTGTGACGGTTACTTCAATACTAAGACTTCCACCACTTTCATTTCCAATGATAGTCAGAGTTGTACTGGTAGTTTTACTCAAACTGCTGTTCGGAATAAAGAGGAAACTTTGACCTACAACTACCTGAGCACTCGTAGTATTTACATCACCAGCAAATGTAGGAATTGTGCTTGAAACTGAATTGATAGAATTGGATTGTTGAACTACCAACACACCAACGTTTTTGTTACCAAGAATTGCCGTATATCCAAGCGTGAGATTATACGCTGGATTAGTACTTGGAGAAACCACAATATTGCCTGTAAAATCTCTGGATATAGAAATCTTATCTTGAGCAATACTAATTACAGGTACTGACGCTACACCCTGATTTAACGTCACAAGTTTATATTTCATAACTTGTGTTTCATCAGATACCGGCTCAAATACCGGTGTGTTACGAATTGCTATATCATAAAACGCACTGCCATTTGGGTGGTTGGGCTGATATAATGTGTAATCAATTTCATCATCTGCCAAAGCGAAAGATGTTATGTTCAAATTTCCATTCTGTGCCAAAAGCTCTCGACCTTTTCCGGTAAGAATTGCATCCACTGTAATTGTTTGGTTGTCAATATAGCCCATATTATTTTCTTCCTATTTTCTTTAGTATTTCACTAATCTCCATATAAATCTTTCTATTCTCTTATAAGTATTCCCCAAAATGGGTTTTTCTTTCTTTTCGGTAATTAAACTTCTATTATTTTAGTTGGGTGTTGTCATTGTTGCTGACGATGGTGGTGCAGTTGCCCCCGCCAGAAGCGATGGAACAGAAGCAATAACATTGCTGGTATTCATTACATTAATATTACTTGTATTAAATGATTGTACTGGATAAGTTCCGTCATCAATTCCACGTTCATTAATGGTAGTTTTAATGGTCTGCCTTCCTTTGATATAAATCACATTAACAGTTGGGGATACATATATTGGGTGTTTATCTTTAGTAAAGAGTTGTGACTTGTGAATATAATGATTTCTCGGATATCCATGAGATATTTCAAAATATACAGGACTATTAACCATAACAAGATCGAATTTTGGTGGATAAACAGATAGATTAATATTCGTTGCTACTATATTACTTACCGTCTGATTTGGGGTTCCCCTAAATGTGTTACCATAATGAGTGTACCACGGAACAGCATATTCAGTAGATGGATCTGTTGTGCTTAGTGTTCCATCATAGATATAAGCCAATGTTCTCATGTATCTTTCATCAATTATAACATATTTGTATAAATATGTTGAGGCTGAAGCGTAAGTGTTGGCGGATGGATTATCACTACGAACATAATTTCCGGTTTTCTTATAAATATCGAACTTCTCCCAAACCTTAATTATGTAATACAAAATCTGATGATCGTTTCGATTAATAGATTCGTCATATTGAGGTTCAGCAGTTTCATGGTGCGGACCAATTACACACAAATCTGTAGGTAATTGGCGACTTACTGACCCATAAACTTTAGTATCAGTACTTCCATTGGAAAAATATCTATCCCATTCGTGAATCAGTTTTTCATAATCCGCATAAGCAGAAAACTGAATATCATCCATTGCATCAGTAATATAACCATCAAAAAAATTATTAGAATATATTCTAACGGGGTCATTGATATAAGTCAAATCAAACACATGAGTATAACTTGGAGGCAATGAGTTTAAATCCAACGAATTTGCGGATGATGATGCTTGAGTCATCCAATCAAGACGGAAGTTAGCCCATAAACAATCTTCAGCAAATGTATAAATATTATCTATCGGAGCTACACTGGTTTGAGTAGTAGTTAAACTAGATGTTATTTCTCTGTTATGATACTTTGGCCGTTCAAGAATTGTAGGTTCAATAACCACTCCTGTAAATGCGTTTGACCTAGCAGGTATAATATTCTTGATAGCTTGAAATATGGATTTATCAAAATAAAACTTATACACAGTCAACAATTCATTAAACAAAGTCCTCTTATTTCCGACAGAATTGTATTCTTGATTTTTGTTTCTTAAATCGTAATACCTATCACTATAAATGTTAGACGGGTCTCCTATAAGTTCCATGATTCCATTGCGGCCAATATAACGAAGAATATCTTTGTTTTTGGAATCTTGCGGGTCAATAAAGAACCCAAGTTGATTGGATTCTCCGGAAACAGATAATCCAGGTAAACTTGTGGACCTATTGTCAGAATCAAATCTAGCTTCTATATCATACTCTACTTTTCGTATTTTCTTATTTTTGAACTTATTTGGGCCGTATTTTGTAGCATCAATATTTTGTTGATAAGTTAATTCTCTAAAATGATATGGATATACCGATGTCGATATATACGTGCAACTTGATGTACTAAATGATGTGGTAAAATTTGGGGCTACAACCGCTGGGAAATTATATGCTAAAATTTCCACAGACCCCGTAGGATAATAAGAAAGCCAAACAGAATTAACAATAGACACAGAAGAAGAATATAGCGTCGCGTCTAGTGGACTACTTGTATCTTCCGGATCACTGTAGTAATTAGGTATAGCATAATATGGTGATTGGTTATCTATCCACACATTATTAGATGATGCTATAGTGTACATGTTCTGAGGATAATCCCAAAACAGTCTGACCCATAAATCACTAAATGTTACAGATCCACTATAACCATACGAATTTATATCATTGACATGTTCTTCAAAATCTCCGTCATCTATAGGAACACTCCAAATAGATAATTTATCAAGAGTACCTACAAAATTTTCACTACTAAGACGAAATCTTCCATATTGAGAAAATACTGTATTGTCAGTTACGTTAAGATTTATGCTTGATGTAGAATAGAATATTCGTCTTCCATTCTCATTTCTTTGAACGGTAAGATCATAATCTATAGGAATTACATTATCATTAGAACTATCTTCGAATTCTCCATCGGGGTAATTGCGCCTTACCATTACACTAAAGATATCTCCATTGAATATAGGTAATATACTGCTTGTAATTATTGTTCCTGTTGAACCAGACCCAAAATAAACGGAAACTTGACCCGTTTCTTGACCAGGAACTTTAGTAAATCCCACCGACCAAGCATAGTTAGTAGAACTCGTATAGGGATAAGGGATAGCCGTAAAGAGAGGAACGTAATCATAATTAACATAGCTGTCTGAATTTTCTATGGAAAACTTAAATTCGACAGTTCGTGCAAATGATGGTATTGGTCCTTCTATATAATTATTACTTCCGGAAAACCTTAACATGTAAGTTTTTTCATCTAACTCATATGTGGTTTGAGGATTATCCGAAAAATCAGTTCCACCATATTCTCTAATTGAAATTAATGATGTTGGTAAACCATAACAAGCCATCAAATATTTGACGCATTCTTCGGTTCCCTTAGTCTTATATATTCCGGGTAAAGTTACAAGAATTCTGTTCCATATGGTTTGTAATCTTGTATCTGCTGACAGTGAGTTATATTCCTGACCATTGATACTATTCAAATAAACTTCATCTATATTAAGAGAGCTGATTATATCATCTACATTCCAACCAAAAGACACTAACATTTCTTTCAATGTATTGTTTGGAACGCTAGATTTAAGTTCGTTTCTTACTTGACGTTCTATTGGTAATGCAGCAATGTAGGTATAAATATTATCAAAATGATGACCCGCCATCGCTAAAAACGTTAAATATTCTTCGTTGTCTGCATCTAATTGAATGTATTCCGGTGTATTAGAGAATAAACTATCTCTATTGTTCTTATCATATAGAGACGCTGATAAATCTATATTAGTGACGTATTCCGATTCTTCAAATGAAGCTGATGCTATAGAGTAGTTGTAATGTCCTCCGTTAAACATATACGATTCATATCCATCAAATGATTTTATCAACGCGGTCATTTGAGATTGAATGCTCTCATTTTCACTTAAATAATACGGATATACCAATGACGATGTAGTTAACGTCTGAATATATTTTGTATTTAAATCTGACAGAGATGAACTTAAAGTTGTCCAAGCTACAACTTTATTTTTAAAAATATTAGTTCGTGTAGCTGCTGAAGAAAACACTATGAAATTGGAAAAGTCAGAATAATCGGTATTAAGTTCCGCTATCGTTTTATTGACATATATGTTATCATCCGTGGTAGGAGTTAAAGCTAGGTCATCCGCCGAATACAATTTATTAACGTTTTCTGTAGTAATAAATTGACTAGGACTACCAAAATTAGCCCCCGAAATCTTTATTGTCTTATACCTTGTTGGATTCTGTAAAATGGCGGTAGCTGTATATGGAATCATCGAAAAATTCGATACCCAACAAGTCGATTTAACATCGTAGTTTATAGGAAGCGGGTCGCTTAATTTTATCAGCAGTGTAAGTGCATCTGTCGATGATATTCTTTCATCAATATAATCAGAATTTAAAATTTTATAATATTCATTATTTCCGAAATTCAGTACATTTTTTAATGGACTAAAATATTTTTCTTGATAACTTACTTGGAGAAAACGAGTATAAACTTCATAAAAATATTTAACAAAGAAATCATAACAGAATTGTTTCGCTCCTTCATATGGAATTTTAACAGATCCTTTAAACCTGTCAAATTGCTGGTCAATTCGGAGTGTGACAAATTCGGAAAATTGAGTTTCTAATTCATTAAAATCTGATATAGAATCTAATCTTTGTAATAAATAATTATCGAAATAAGAACGAATACCCTGAACTCTTGATATTCTCGTGGGTTCATTACCGTCTGTTATTTGAGTTGAGGATAAGGATGTATATTTTATGTAATCCTCATAAAGAGACTTCAAAAACGTTATTATAGCATTTTCGTCGGCCAAGAAAAACAAAGATTTTAAAAAGTTAATATTTGTTGTGTAAGTCTCAGCCATAGACTTATAAACTGAGTCATAGGGCAAACTCTGAACTATAATCAACAAAACAGGAGATACATCTCTAATGGCAAACTTTTTTTGACAAAATGCGGTATAAGATACATTAGGAGACCTCTGAGGAATCAACTTCAATTCTGTTCTCGATGGAGAAATTTCTTTTATAGACAGTAGATTTTCAGAATTGCCCGCTACATTACGAACAAAATTATACGATAAGTTATAGCTACCGTCGAAAATTCCAGATTGAACCAAGTCATCAATAGGATTAACCAGAATTCTATTATTTTTATACAAAATAAATTGTGGATTTAATTGTAAATACGAATAATTTTGTATGTTATTTAAACTATCAATATACGTTAGAGGTATGGTAGTATATTGTTTATTTTGATTTAAAACTTTCCAAGACACCGCTGTATTATCGTTGGTTGTAAACGCAGAAAATTCCACCGCATCATTTGGTGAAAATCCATACCAAATATCCTGACTTTGAGTAACATAAAACAGAGAAGTATCCCGACTATCAAAATATGAGCCGGAATTTATACTTCCTGTTACGTTTCCTGTTACTAAATATGGTAGTGGCATAAGTTATTGTGTCGGCGCCGTTTCTCTTGAACTAAAAGGTTTCGGATTATATGGAAATTCTTCTTCAAAATCTGATTCTGATTTTCCTTCACCCAGTTGAATTCTCAAATCAATAATAATATCTTTAACTGCTTGTGTAATTGCTGTGTTTGATACTTGTTCATTTTGTGAAATAAGTTGATCTAATTGAGCCGATAATTGTGCGTTTTCAAGAGCTGCTGCTAGTTCTTCCGGGTCAGGTGTCACAGGCGGCACTACAGAACTTGTAGATTGAGGAACAAATTCAGTAAAATTAACATCATAAAACGACGAAATTTTGGATGGATTATAGATAAAATCCCTTAAATTAAATGCTACATAGTGATTTTGAAATGTAGATGATGATGGATTTAGAATCACATTTCCAACTTCATCCAGTCGGTAATCATATGTTCCATAATTTACAAAAGTTGATATTTGTTGAGAAAAATCACCCATATTATCTAACTATTTTAAAGATATCGTTTCTATCGAAAGTATATATCAAATTATTTTGCTCAGTTTTGATTAAAATCTTAAAATACCTTTCTTGTGGTAAGCCCGATGTATCAAGGAAGAAATGACTTCCACTCACATCACAACTTATCTTAGTATAATTATCAAAATCAACAATAATTTGTTCGGTTTCGTTATCTTTTATAGCGTAATACGACGAAGTAGGTAAATACTGTGGAGTGAGGAATTGAGAAAATTGTGGTTTCCTATTGAAATTTTTCAATGGGAATTCTGGTCTAGCGAATATATTTACTCTTATAATATTTCCTGCTCTTACTGTTGGTGGTAAATTTTGAATAACTGTGACAAACGGTATATTGAACGTAACAGGCTCAAGACTGGTTGTTGTGGTTTCAATACTACTCGTATAAGAATAACTGGCAGATAAAATGCTTCCTGTAAATGGAGCAATAACTTTGTATCCAGCCAAATCACCATCAACAAACACACCATCAAAAATACCATAATTAACAACAGCGTAACTCGCTGAAAGATTTATTATGTCCCCAAATGCTGTCCCATTAACATACGATCCACTAAACACAACATACATAGCAGATGGATAAAATGTCATAAATGGATAATCTGAAGTTATTGTACTTCCTACGATAAAAGATGTATTCCAACTACCACTTAGAATACCATTATCTAATTTATATCCATTATAACTAGCTGTAATCGTACTTCCACTGAAGTTTCCATCTTGTAAAGTTCCCATGAGAATAGACATAGTTACCATACTACATGTGCTAGCACCGTCGCATGGAAGAGAAGTAGTAAATGTAGGAGTACAAGTTCCACAAGTTGTACATACAGTTACTATTGAACTGGAAACCGACCCAGAAATGTTCCCATAAATAGACATACTAAGTATTAAACCAGAAGTTCCTGTAGCACTAATTACCCCACTAGCAGTTCCTACAGCGTCAACGGTAAGATCTCCGAATCCAGTAAAACCACCGTAAATGGAACCACTAATAGAAGCTCCACTAGATACGATTCCATCCAAGCCCGCTGGTATGGTTGTAATATTTACACTACTTGTAAACGTGGTTCCGGTAGTAAACGAAAAGTCACTCCAACCAACATCTAGTCGTGGTGAGTAAATTGTGTTGGTATCTTGACTAAAGAAATACATGGTATTATTATCCAATGTTTGTTCACTACTATTAATCAAAATAAACCCTTCATTTGGTATGGTACCGGATATCCATGCGTTTACAATAGGAGTCACATTCATTGAAATATCTCCTATTTCATATCCAAAAGATTGACTTACGATATATCCTAAATACCATGTGGCACCACCCCTAGCCCACGAACCTGTAGCACTATTAGGGCGTGCTATAAAATCTATAACTGATGTGCCATTGGGGTCTGTAACTGGATACCAAACATTCCCCGAAGAATTATCTCTATAATACCAACTAGCACCATCTGTAGAACCATTGTCCGACCAATAACCAGTACCCATCGACCAACTCTGACTAATTGGCATAGCATAAATGTTATATTGAAGAGGTATTTCACCCTCTCTAGCTACTTTAAGATTCAACGTAAATTCAGGAGATACGATATCGCCTGATGCTATAGATTTAGAGATTTCCGTTATATCAAACTTTATTAGAGACCTATCTATAGTTTGTATTGTTTGAGTTACAACGTGTGATTGAGATACGGTGCTTGTTCCAGTAACAATTCCTGACACGATTTTACCTGTAAATCCATATAAATAACCATCAAATCTGGTTATTGTTGCGGCTGCCAATGACCCACTAATAAAGCCGTTAATCCAACCAGTAGCACTTACACTACCACTAAATCCCACTAAACTTCCTGTGAAATTAGAACTACTTATAGATGACCCGGTTATCCATCCGTTATAGCTTCCTGTTAGGGTTCCGTTAAAATATGACGCCGTAAATAGTGTTGTTCCTGACGTTACTACGGTTGATCCTGATGTAAATATGGAGCTTCCAATTAAAGACCCTGTAGCAATAAGACCAGTAAAATATGCTACACACCAATTACTTACCGATTGTGTAGAATAGTTAAAATCCAATGTAGGAGCATAGTATTTTGATGTTACATTTGTGGTGTCAACACGAAGCATTTCATCCAACCCAAAATTAGAACTTTGATATCCTAACCTGTTTGTTATGTAAGTGTCTTGAACTGGATAAATGAAATGATGCATAAATTATGATTCTTCTTGTCTTGGTTTATCTGCATAAGGAGAAAGGTCTATTCTGATTCTTCCATCATCTGATTCTGCAACAACATGTTCAAAATATTCTCCATTTTTTGTATATCTTGGAAGTCTTTCTTGGTGAAATCCATTAACTCTGTTAAGAAACCAGTTAGTAGCAGAAACACATTCCATCCTTCTATTAGAAGAAAGCCATTCTTCTATAGCTTTTCCAACATCATTCGAATGATGTATTAATTCTTTCAACTTAATCATATCAGATATAAATATCCAATTTCTTATAATCTCCGTCATTTATTTCACTTTCCCACAGTTCTACCACTTTATATCCATTACGTTCCATAAATAGTTTACGATTTTTATCCTTTTTCCATTGTTCTTCTGCCGTTCTCTTCGTAGATGAGTTGTAATCGTGGCAAGAGTATTTAGATGGATTCATATGCCAATAATCACCAAAACACTCTATTACTAAATTTTTCTCAGGAATAAATATATCAACAAACATATTAGAAATAGGATACCATCGTTCTGGTTTACTGGATATTTTTGATCGGATATATTTATATAGTTTATCTTCCAATTTTGATTTTCCTATTTTAGAGTGTTTTTGATACCAATTAAGCCATGCTTTGGGAAGTCCTTCCACCGCATACCGTTCTTTCATTTTTTTACCTGTTTGAATATAAATTTCTTTTCTTTTCTTTCTGAAAGTTTTGTCGTTATTATAAAGATATTTAACCCGGGCTGTTGCGTTTAATGCTTTTAATTGATTTTCTTTTTTATTACATTTATCACATATTTTTCTTGGAATTAATTTTCCACATGGTTCTCTATTAACAACCAACTCTTTATCACATATTTTACAATTTGATTTGATAGTATCTTTCAATTTCTCCTGAAAAATTTTATCTTTGTGATTATGTCGGCATAAAGGAGAGCAGTAATTAATTTTATCTATCTGCTGTTTAAATTTTCGTTTAATTATAATAATACATTCAGGATTTAGACATTTTTTTTCAAACAGAGGGGTAATCATCCAATGATGTTCCGACCCACATTTACTACAACAATATAATTTTCTTCCTATTGTAGATTGATACAGTTGAAATGTATTTTTACAATTGGGGTTTTTACAATTTACTGTAAATAGTTTTTTATGAGATTTATTCATTACACTAATAAATAGTGTTGAATAAGGTGTTCCTCTAATATTTTATTTAGAATATTATATATCAAAGGCAAGTTCCGCGTATATCTTTATCCGGGAATTTAACTTCAAAAATAGACGGATCTAATGATGGAAACACTATATCATTTTGTGTAGCTGCATTAATATCATACTCCACAAGAGAATAGTCATCTCCACCACTAGTTAGTGGAGTTAAGTTCTTTATAACTAAAGATGCTACACTTTGAACACCCTCAACTTTGGCGATTTCTAGTCTTAAACTGCTTAAATTGATAGCTTGAGAAAATTCCCAATTATCTATATCGAAGAAATCCTTCACCGCAGTTATAGCGTTAGTCAACACTTCTTTTTTATTATATCCCTTATAAACCGTGATTACAAACTCTACTCCAACATTTATAACATATCCATCAATCACGTTAATACCATCGGTTAACATCCTATATTGTCTCAAATATGTAAGAAGATTAGATACCAATGCTTCATTAGGAGCCACAAGATTCTTATTTGAATCATATGACAAAACATAAAGATTTACTGAGAAGGGATTACTTCTATCAAATGCTATTTTTCTGAAATAATTTTGGGTATTATTGTTATTAACTGTTGCTACATTCTGTTCATTAACCGTTCCAGTCAATATCTGATTCTGATTGACATCTAAACTATTGTATGTAATGACTTGGGCTTTTGCTATTCCGCCATATTTTGGGAGCATAGAATATACCCGTCCCAAGTAGTCATTTTGAGTAACAATGCGATTTTGACCAGCGAAATTAGCAATAGCATTTTGACGAATAGCTTCATCCGATTCAGGACCTGCACCGCCTGTAGTAGAATCTTCATTGTTAACTCTTAATGATGTTTTTACAATGTTGAAAGTATTCAATTCTTCTATGGTCATACCCTCAGTAATATTATCTAAATTAGCACTTTCCACGTTGACAATAGAATTTGATGGAGAATCCGACTCATATCCACCACCTATAGTGTATGTTACTGTAAGTGTGGTGTTAGTGGGTGCTAATCCATAAGAGTCATTATTCAAAAAATTGGATGGATCTAACGATAAATTCAACGTGCTAATGTTAGATAATCCTACTCCCACTTGTTGAGAGCTTAAATTGATAATTTCATCAGCGAATCCGCTTGTTCCGGAACCGAACTCCAAATATGTACGATTATTCTCATCTACATTAATAGTAAATCGCCTTGAAGTCTTAAGATACTTCAAAATGTAAGGAACTGTACCTTTATATTGAGATAATATACCTTCATTTGTGTCATTATTAGGAATGTTGTATAATACCGTTTCTTGAGCTAAATAATCAACTTCATACCAAATATTGTTATCTGAATCTACCACCTTAATAATCTCTAAAACATTAGGTTCATTCAAATATAGCTTTAAAAACGGCTGAATATCGCCTACAGAAAATTGTTTTGTAACCAACTTACCCGATCTAATATTTGCGACTTTTTGAAGTAAAAAATATGTAGGAACACCAGTATTATCTCTTTCTTGAACAGTAGTAATTCTTTGAGACAACGGTGTATCTACAGAAAAATCTACTGGTTCATTCGTTAAAAACGATGAACCACCGTTGTTTGATATCTGCATGTTATCTGAAATATTTAAACAGAATTTTTCATCCGGAACGTAAGCACCAGTGGAATCTGTAGTTGAAGGACATACTTGAAATACATCTACTTTTCCAGTAGCACCCCGTGTCGGTTTCGTTGTATAACCAAGGAATTTCGCTAAAGCAATGATATTTTTTCGTTCTTGAGTATTGAATAACAAACTTTCTTTGAAGGTGTAGTCAGTATAGTATGAAAGAACGTCGCCCACATACGAAGCCATTTCAATAAACATCATTCCGGGAGAAGCATCATTAAAATCCTTATACGTGTTCGGAAAATAATATTTTGCAAAATTGATAAGTCCTTCACGAAATTGTGAAAAATCACGATTTATGTATCTAACTTCTTTATTTTGCGGCTGAAATGACTTATTTGTTGTTGTTGGCATAAATTAATTTTCTAAAACATTCTTACACTGTTTATCTATAACATTATATCTCCAAAACTTATTGGGTTTAAGAATACTTATAATCTTTTGTTGTCTTATTAAATCCTTTTGTTTTTGTGATGGTCTAGAATGATATTTACTATCATATTCTATAACTACGTTTTTTTCTTTATCATAACCATCGACATAAAACAAATCACAATCGGTGTGAATTTGATAATTTGGTTCAAAATTAAACCCCAATTTATTCCATTTATTTAACAATTCCAGTTGTCCTACATCAAACCGCCTTCTTAAAAATCCACTTTTTAGAAGAGAATTATAGTATATTTCTCTTATTTTTGGATTTTTCCAAGCATTACGTATTCTTTCAGAGTGTTGTTTTCTCTCTTGCGGTGAACTGTATCTCTTTTTTTGTCCATTTGAAAGAATTATTTTTACATTTAAATTAAAACATCTATCTTTTTGCGAAATAGACATTTTATTTTTTACTTTTTGTGTTAATGGGTTGTGTCGTCTAGGATAATTCGTGAGTGTTTTGGAACAAAAATTGCACACCGATTGTATTTTATTAGCATGCGACAATGATTCTTTTAACGTATAATATAAAACGCTATTACATTTGGGACAACCCCTCATATATGTTCCTTTATTTTTCTCTCGATAAGCTTTCATGTAAGCTTTTCTATAAAGTTTATATTCTTCTTTAGTCATAAATTACATCGCTATATTATTCACAGTAATTGAAATCATGTCCTGCTGTTTTGTCATGTTCAACATGAACACCACAGCTACTTCCAGTTTATAAATATCTCTATCATCATTACTTTTATCACTTTTAAATAGATTTGATGTAATATCTACTATTGTAACATTAGGAATCCACGCCGATATATCTTCTTTAACGATTTGAGTGGCTATATCAGGTAAAGTATCAGTATTTTG